TGGAAAGCACTATCGTTAATTTGGGCGCTGGCATCGTCGACGGTTATTTGATTCTTGATGTTTCTGCAATTGAAACAGCGTCAGGTAATGAAAAATACACGATTCACCTGGAAGGTTCAAACGTTGCGGCAATGACTAGCGGGTCAGTTACATTATGCAATATCCCGTTGGGTAATACGACCGATCCTGCTGACGCGGTAACAGCTACGGGGCGCTTTGTTGTGCCTTTCCGCAATGAGCAAAACGGCACGTTGTATCAATACGTTCGTATTTATACATTGGTCGCTGGCACTGTTGCCACTGGCATTAACTTCACAGCGTTTTTAGCTAAGGAATAACATTATGACTGATCGTAATGTATTGGCCAAGTTGCCAGTTAATGACAATGTAGCGCGAGTTCGTGAGATTAATCTAAACGAAATGGCGGAAGGAATCGAGGTTGGTTCGGTTCCATCGGCTGTTCAAGGGACTTGCGTTGCTACCGAATACGGAGACAACACTTTCCATAAAACATTGTTGACATGTACGGCGCTGCCGTTGTCGATTGCTGACGATGCTGGCGTAGCTCAGTATGGTGGCGTGCAAGTTTACACCTTCCCGGTTGGATTGATAAACACTCACGCTGCGCGGATAGAAGGTAATTTAACACTTGGAGTAACCGGCACTATTATTAACACCTACACCGGCGTTAATGCTCTGGGTTCTGTTACTGCCACTACTGGCGCTACTTTGGTTAGTACGGAGGCCACTTATCTACAATCAACCGCTAATGCCACGGCATCATCGAAAGTTGCTGCGATTAGCTCCATTAGTGTTGCAACGGCATTGACTGAAGCATCTTCGCGTGTTGTGGACGGGCGCACTACTGCGGCTCCTATGTTCCTAAACTTCGCCATTGCGGATGATGCAAGTCATACGGCTGGAACCGGCACATTTACCGGAACGATCACGTTTACATGGTCGAAGTTATAAAAGAATGCCGTTGATCCAAGGTTTTAGCAGCAAATCAATAGCTGCAAATATAAAACGGGAACTCAAGCATGGCAAGAAGCGTAGCCAAGCGATTGCCATTGCTTTGAGTGTGGCTAAAGAAGCGAAACAAAAGGCTAGAAAGAAATGAAGACGATATATAACGCTGAAGGCACAGAAAAAACACTCGACGCAGTTGACGCAAAAGAGCATATAGCAACGGGGCGTTGGTTTTGGGAGCCGCAGGAACAAAAGCAGCCAACATTTGAGGAACAAATGTTTAGCGATGAAGCGCATGCACCTATAATCGAAGCGCATGCACCTGTAATGGATGAAGCTCGCGGCAAAGGCCGCCCGAAAAAACAATAAATTAAATGGCGCATCCGCTAACAGTTGAGGACGGAACCGGCAAAGTCGATGCTGACAGCTATATCAGCGTTACGGACGCGGATGAGTACCACGATGCCATCGGTAATGCCACATGGACAGGATCGCAAGCACAGAAAGAGCACGCGTTAAGGAAAGCGACCCAATACATGCAGCAAGTGTACTTTGATCGATGGGATGGATACCGAAAAACAAGCACACAAGCGCTTGATTGGCCGCGTGAGGATGTGCAGATTAAAGGGCTGCGGTTCGTTGAGTATGTCTTAAGCACTACGATTCCACAGGAAGTAATAAACGCATGCGCTTCATTGGCATTAAGGGCAATGACTGACGATCTGCTGGCGGATGAAGAAAGGGCGGTCATAAGTGAAAGTGTCGACGTAATATCAACAACTTACAGCGAATATTCGCCACAGCGGAAGAAATACCCAGAAATAGATAAGATGCTAGCCAAGTATCTGATCGTAACGAATGGTTTGCGGATGATTCGCGTGTGACTGAGTATACAAGATCGATTGCTACGGCTTTACGGCTGATAACAAAGAAGGGGCAGGCTGTAACAATCACATATCGATCAGGGGGCAGTTATAACCCGGCAACAGGTGGATTAACAGTAACAGAAACGACCGCAACAGCTTATGGTGTTGTAACACAATATTCTAATAGTGATATTGACGGAGAGCTGGTAAGACAGGGTGATTTGATGCTGATCGTTGCGGCTAGTGGGGTTACAAAGCCGAGCGTCGATGATGATGTGACGCTGGCGGACACAACAGAATACACGATTAAGAGCGTAACGGATGTATCCCCGGCTAATGAATCAGTAATTTACAGGTTGCAGCTAAGAAAATGACAAGCCAATTTGAGATTATCGTTGACCGCACTAACAAGAAAATAGAGAAAACTATTCGCGGCACGATTTTTGAGATTAGCAAGCGGATTATGTTTCGCTCTCCTGTTGGTGATCCGGCTTACTGGCAAAGCAAATATAAGCCAGTAGGTTATGTTGGCGGCGCATTCCGTGCAAATTGGCAATATGGATTCAATCAACAGCCATCCGGTGAGGTTGCTGGCACAGACAAATCAGGCAGTGCAACACTTGGCAAAATTAAGGCCGGGATAAATTCAAGTCCGGTGTATGGCATTCATTACCTAGTAAATAATTTGCCTTATTCGATTCGATTGGAAAATGGGTGGTCGAAACGGCAAGCGCCTGGTGGCATGGTGAAATTAACCGCGCTTGAGTTTGGTTCGATTGCAAGTCAAGAAAATAAAAAATGAGCGTAGTTAGTATCCGCGCAGCATTGGAAACGGCTTTGAATGGCATGTCGCCAAGTTTGTCGACAGCATGGGAAAACGCATCATTCACGCCGGTTAGTGGGACGCCTTATCAGCAGGTACATTTGCTTTTAGCTGAACCAGAAAATATAGAGTTTGGGGCGCGGTACCGAGAAATAGGATATATGCAAGTGAAGTTAATGTATCCACTGAAAAACGGTACAGCAACCGCAGCGGCCAGGGCGCAATCATTGCGGACAACATTTGCAAGGGGCAATACGTTCACCAGTGGAGGCATTAACGTGATTATTCACCATACGCCAGAAATACAGCCCGGCACGGTCGAAGATGATCGTTATGCAATTAATGTAATTATTAGATTTTATGCCCATATAACCACATAAAAGGTTAAAAATTATGGATTTACAAATAACAGGATTTTCTCAAAACAGCCTTTCTATAAGCTCAGCAGCGGCACAGACAAGTGCGCTTGAAAATGGGCGTTATTCTACTGCTAATGATGTTACGACGTCAACGGGGTTTTTATTGTACGCAAATCAAATGCCGGATAGGTTCTTAATAGAAGCAGGCCATAAAATAGGCGCAATCACTAGCGGGTCAGTGGGGACGCTTTATTATCATCGAGTTAGTTAATATAAGGAGCGAATAGCATGACTATAGCTAGTGGCATCAAAAAAACGACGAGCTTCAAAAAGCAGACTGCTTTGGGCACTGCCGCAAGCGGATCTGGCGGTAAAGAGTTCCGTAGAACGACGACGGCATTTAATGCAGATCGTGATATGTACGAATCGAGCGAGATCGTATCTCATCACATGTCTACAGGATCGGCGTATGGACTGCAAAAGGCCGATGGCACAGGAAATATTGAGCTATCGCCGGGCACGTATGCGGATTTGATGGCTGGTTTGCTTGAAAGAGATTTTGCAGCGACTTCTGCGATTAGTTCGCTATCTCTAACCATAGCCGCATCGGGTTCAGATTATACGATAACTCGCGCTGCCGGGGACTTCCTGACCGGCGGCATTAAAACGGGCATGGTAATCCGATTAACCGGTGGAAGCCTATCTTCAAATAACGTTTCTAAGAATATTTGGGTTCGGGCGGTTACTGCAACCGTGATAACAGGCCGCGTATTAAATGGCACTGCAATGACTGCAGAAGGGCCGATTGCATCTTGTACCGTAACACCTTATGGCAAAAACACTTATACGCCTACAACCGGCCATACAACCGATTACTTCACCGTTGAGGATTGGTATTCAGATTTAAGCAAGTCTGAATTATTCACTGACATGAAAGTCGGCAATATGTCCTTGAATATGCCAGCGAGCGGCATGGTTACAGGATCATTTGGCTTTGTTGGATTGGGTAGAACTGTGGCAGGTTCGCAAGTTTTAACGTCTCCAACGACCACTACTACCGGGACTGTCGCGGCAATCAATGGATTTATTCAGATTAACGGCACAGTGCAGGGCGCTTTAGTTGGATTTACGCTGAACGTTGACAAATCGGCAGAAAATGCAGGTGCGGTAATCGGCTCTAATGTTGGCGCAGATGTTAATACCGGGCGAATTAAAGTGACCGGCACAGTTACAGCGCAATTTGATTCTACTACTTTGCGTGATTTGGTGATTGCAGAAACTGTGGTTCCGATTGATATTGTAACTACTGTTAATGAAACAGATACATCGGACTTCATTGGCTTCACCTTGCCATCGGTAAAACTGACAAGCGATGCAGCAGACGATGGCGAGAAATCAATCGTCAGAACTTATAACTTCATTGGTGAATATTACGGCTCTGGCGGCGCATCACTTGCGAGAAACGCAACAATTCTGCAAGTGTACGATTCTGCAGCCTAATAACGAGTACCTGCTCTTGCTCGACCGCCTTTGACGGGTGGAAGGGCGAGAGTAAGGGCAAATTGTAGCATATCTTTAACCCGTCATAGGAAAGCATAACATGGAAAATACAGCAAGCAAAGCAAAATCATTGAAAGACTTCGATTTGGTAAGCGCGTGTAATCAAACGTTCGAGTTCGAGTATTTGGATGCAAACGGTAACAATACCGGGCTTTTCCTTGAGATTATCGGTGCTCATTCTGAAAAGGTTCAAAAGTGGCGCAACAACAAACTGAATCAACAGCGCCAAGCCGATGCGATGAACAAAAAACGCGGGCGCGATGATTTAGTTC